GGGGCATGGTTCAACATCACCTGCGGGGGCTGCACGTCCGGCTGCTCCTGTACCCCCCTGCAAGAGACGATCCTGCCCGGCCCGGTGTCGTCGATCGTCGAGGTGAAACTCAACGGAACCGTCATGGTCACCGGCACCTACCGCGTCGACGACCACCGCCTCCTCGTCCGCACCGACGGGGGCACCTGGCCGCTGTGCCAGGACATGGCCTCCCCCGACACGGCCGACAACACCTGGGCGGTCACCGCCCTGTACGGGCAGCCGGTCCCCGTGTCCGGCCAGTTCGCTGTCGGCGAGCTCGCCGCCGAGTTCGCCAAGGCCTGCGTCGGCGCCGCCTGCGCCCTCCCCTCCTCCGTCTCCCAAGTCGCCCGCCAAGGCGTCACCCTGGACTTCTCCCAATTCGCGGAGATCATCAAAGCGGGGTTGGTCGGGCTCCGGTTCTGCGATCTGTTCATCTCCACCTTCAACCCCCAACACCTGCAGGCCGCACCCCAGGTGTACGACGTCGACGGCCCCATGTTCCGCCGACCCAACACCTCCTAGGAGACGCCATGGGACTCAACGCCAACGGCTACACCGCCGCCGCCAACGGCCTGGCCGCCCTGGTCACCCACATCGGCGTCCACAACAACGTCCCCGACACAGCCGGATCCAACGAAGTCGCCGGCACCACCCGCGCCGCGGTCGCCTGGACCAACACCGGCGGCGTCCTGGACAACACCGCCCAACTCGTCCACGCCCTCGCCGCCGGCGACGCCGTCGCCTTCTACGGCCTGTGGGGCGCCCTCGCCGCCGGCACGTTCTACGGCTACGTCCCCCGCGCCGGCACCGGCCAATCCCGCGCCGGATTCGGGTCGGTCGACGCGGCCGGGGTCGTCGCGAACGCCATCCAGTCCGCCGCCCACAACCTCGCCAACGACATGACGTTGATCGTCTACAACGTCCTCGGCGAAGCCCTGCCGGCCGGCCTGACCGAAGGAACCCCCTACTTCGTTGTCGGCGCAACCACCGACACGTTCCAGCTGTCCCTCACACTGGCCGGCGCCGCGGTCGACATCACCGGCCAAGGGGAGCTGTACTTCGCCCGGTACGTCACCGAAACGTTCGCCTCACCCGGCAACCTGGTCGTCGCCGCCGGCGCGCTGGACGTCCCCCTGACGGTCATCTGAGGCCCGGCCGATGGCGACGCTGATCACCCAAGGGAAGTTCACCTTCGACGACGGCGCAGCCGGGCACCTGTGCGACATGGGATCGGCGCCCGCCGCCGGCCAAACCGACATCCTCTGCATCAACTCCGACACCGTCGTCACCTCCGTCTCCGCGAGCTTTCTGCAGGCCGAGGCTGCCGTCACCAACCAGGGCGCCTACATCTACGACCGCAAGGCCGTCGGCGGCGAAGGCCAAACCTTCGTCGTCACCACCGGCGCCGGCACCCACAACACCCAGGTCACCTGGCAACGCTGGTCCGGCCTCGACGCGCGCGACACGGCAACCTCCACCCAGGCCAACGCCTCCGTCGGCGTCGTCACCCCACCCCACTCCACCGGTGTCCTCGCCGACACCGACGAGGTCGTCGTCGCGTTCGGCGCCCTGCACTCCATTGGCTCGGCCAACCAGAACACCCCAGACTGGACCCTCGGCTCTGGGGTGTTCACGCCCCTGCCGCTCGTCCCGGCCATCCAAGGGTCGGGCGCCACCGGCGTCGCCGCGTTCGTCGCCTACAAAACCGGCGCCGGTACAGCGGCCGAAACCCCCCAAGTCGGCTGGTCCGGCGACGGCGCCCAAAACCGGTACATGCTCACCGTCTCCTACACCACCGTCGAGGAGGACATCGCCTCCGAAGGCGTCGGCGGCGTCGCCGTCGCCGGGACGGGCGAATCGGCCGCCGAGACCGCCTCGGCCGGGGTTGGTGGGGTCGCGGTCGGCGGGAGCGGCGAGTCCACCATCGCCGTCGCCCTCACCGCTCTCAACTTCATCACCATGGTCACCGGCATCGGCGCCTGCGTCGCCGACGGCCTCGAGGTCGACTCCCTCGGCGGCCGGCCCTGCCGGATCTGCCTCGCCGTCGCCGGGTCGATCGTCGCCGACGACTGCGGCTGCACCTGCGGCGACAACGACGACCGCAACGGCCAGCTGGCTGTCACCGTCACCCGGATCTTCCCCTCGGCCACCCTGTGGGGTACGGCCGTCGACGACGGCCGCCAGTCCCGCTGCGGCGTCCCGTTCCTCGTCGCCGAAATCCACGTCCAAGTCCACCGCTGCGTGCACACCCTCCAGGAGGGCGGTGCCGCCCCCACCTGCGATCAGCTCCTCGCCGACGCCGTCATCTGGCACTCCGACGCCGCCGCGGTGCGCAAGGCCGTCGGCTGCTGCGTGCGGGCCATGCGCACCGCCAAGACGATCAAAGACTTCGCCCTGGGCGAAACGGTCCCCCTCGGCGAGGAGGGCGGCTGCACCGGCTCCGACCTTCGCGTCTACGTCGCGATCGCCAACTGCATCTGCCCGGACTGAGGGCCGCTGATGGCACGGGTGACGACGTATCAGCGCATCAACCAGCAGGCGATCAAGGCCCTGTTGACGTCCCCGGCGCGGGGCACCATCCAAGACCTCCTCAAGCGGGGGCTGCGGGTCGAGTCGGCGGCGAAACGGAACCTGTCCGGCGTCGGCGGGTCGGGGCCGAAGCGAGTCGACACCGGCCGGCTACGCGCCTCGATCACGACCGCGGTCGTGTCCCGGTCGGGGGTGCCGGCTGTGGTGGTCGGGACGAACGTCGTCTATGCCCGGTGGGTGCACGACGGGACCGGCCTGTATGGGCCGCGGCGGCGGATGATCCGGCCGGTCGGGCACCGGTTCCTGCGGTTCAAACCGAAGGGGTCGCGCGGGTACGTTTACGCCAAGCAGGTCAAGGGGATGAAGCCAAACCCGTTCCTGGCCAAGGCCCTGTCGGCGGCGAAGAAGTAGACCCCCTACCTACCGAGGAAGGATGTTATGGATCAAGACGGAAATCCGGAAGTCTGGGACTTCACCATCGAAGACCGACCCAAGGTTTTCAAGGTCGACAACAGTGGTGAAGTGTTCCAGGCCCCACCCTCCCTCGGCCCCAGACAACTGGTACAGCTGGCCAAGGGCGCCAAGGACCTCACGACGCTGGTCACTGCCGGCGACGTCGAAGCCCTCCTCAAAGGCCTCGACCAACTGTTCACCGACATCCTCGACGACGAATCCGGACCCCGCTTCGTCGCCCGGCTCAGCTCCAAAGACAAGCCCGTCGACCTCAAACGGCAGATCATCCCCATCCTGTACCGGCTCATGGAGGCCTACGGCCTACGCCCTACGGAGCCGTCGAAGGACTCATCGACCACGCCGGCCGACACTGGCACCGCTTCGACGGATGGTGTGCCGCCCGCGGAATCGACCCCCTCGGCCTCGACGGTCGACGCTTCCTGAACCTGATCCACTACTGGATACTGACCGAGACACCACCCGAACAACACGACACGATCAACAAACTGGTGACGGGGCCGCTCACCACCCGCAACAAACCCGCCCCGGCGGCGACCGGACCGGTACTCAAACCGCCCTCGTGGTGGAGAGGCCCGACCGCAGCCGCCAGGACCACCTTGGCGGCCCAACGCACACCGCTACGTTGAGCGGGGGGTCACGGCCGTCAGCCACGGGGGATGACGGCCGTGACCACACCGATCGACCGGGCCTTTGTCGAGATCGTGCCCGACTTCACCGACTTCGCCCGCGAAGTCTCAGCCGGCGTCGACCGGGCCATGCGCGACCTGCAACGCGAAGTCCAACAAGGCGTCCAAGGCGTCGAACGGGCCTTCGCCGACACCGGCGACGAGATCGGCCGCGAATTCCAGCAGGCCGGCGAAACCGCCGAACGGGCCCTCGACGAGCTCGCCAACAACGCCGACGCCGACGCCGAACGCATCGGGCAGTCGTTCTCCTCCTCCGCCGAGGTCGCCGAAAGCTCCATCACCGAACTACGCCGCTCCGCCATCCGCGACTTCGACCGGATCAACCACCAGGCCACCATCACCGCCGCGTCCGTGTCCGGGAAGTTCTCCGCCGCGTTCGCCTCCACCCTGCCCCTCCTCGCCGGGTTCGGCGTCGCCGCCGCCGCCGGGCTGGGCGCCATCACCGGGTTCGGGCTCAAAGCCGCCGCCGAACTTGAGCAGACCCAGATCTCCTTCAACTCCCTCCTCGGGTCGGTCGAAAAGGGCACCGAGGTTTTCAAGGACCTCCAACAGTTCGCCGCGGTCACCCCGTTCGAGTTCCCCGAGGTCGCCGGCGCCGCACAGCGGTTTTTTGCGTTCAACGACGCCGTCGGCCTGTCCGACGATGCGGTCAAAGACTTCCTGACCACCCTCGGCAACGTCGCATCGGTCACCGGAGGCGGCGCCCAGGCATTGAACTCGGTCACCCTGGCGATGGGGCAGATCGCCTCCTCGGGGAAAGTCACCCTCGACAACCTCAACCAGATCTCCGAAGCCCTACCCGGCTTCTCCGGCGTCGCCGCGATCGCGTCCGCCCAAGGCAAAACCACCGCCCAGGTCATGGAGGAAATCTCCGCTGGGTCGATTTCCGCAGCCGACGGAATCAAGGCCCTCCTGCAGGGGATGAAGACGTTCCCCGGCGCCGCCGGTGCGATGGAGAAGCAGTCCCAAACCCTCCTCGGCGTTTTCTCCACCCTCAAAGACACCCTGTCGCAGGCCTTGGTCGCCGGGTTCGAACCGGTCATTCCCGAGATCAAGGCGGCGATGCTTGAGGTGACCCCGATCCTTGAGGACGCCATCGGCGATATCGCCCCCGTGCTCGGCAAAACGTTGGCGCTGCTCCTGCCGCTGATCGGAAATTTGGTCAAGGCGATCACCCCGATCATTGAGCCGATCATCGACGCACTCGGCCCGGCCCTGGAACAGATCGACCTGGTGTCCCTCGGCGAGGCCATCGGCGAACTCGTCGTCTCCCTCGTCCCGCTGATCCCCCTGCTGGCCGAGTTCGCCAATGCGACCGCGCAGATCCTTATCCCGATCCTGCTGCTGTTGGCGGCCGTGTTGCGTCCGGTGACTCCGGTCATCGAGTTCATGACTCGGGCGATTTCGGAGTTCGGCCGCGCCCTCGGCATGATCGACTGGGCGGATGTTGGCGCCTCCATCGTCCTGTTCTTCGCCAACGTGGGCGAGGCCATCGTCGGGTTCTTCACCGGCATCGTCGACTTCTTCACCGGCCTGCCGGGGCGGATCGCGAAGCTGTTCACCGAATTCGGCCAGATCGCCCAGACCCGCATCAAGATGGTCGTTGCCGCCATCACGTCCATACCGGGGCAGATCCGCGACGCGATCGGGAACCTCGGAAACCTGCTCCTCAACGCCGGCAAGGACGTCGTCCAAGGCCTGTGGCGCGGCATCCAGTCCATGGCCGGCTGGCTCAAGTCGCGGATCATCGGCTTCGCCAAGTCGGCCATCCCGGACCAGCTCGAGCGGTTCTTCGGCATCTCGTCGCCGTCGAAACTGATGGCCGAGGACATCGGCCGGCCGCTGGCGCAGGGCATCGGGATGGGGTTCGAGGACGCGATCGCGTCGGTCGGGTCCCAGCTGGCCGCAGCGACCGCCGGGGCGTTGGGTGCCGGGCCAGGCACCGCGGCGCCCGGCGGTGGAGGTGCGTCGGCGGTGTTCGGGCCCGGGTCGATCCGTATCGTCATCAACGGGTCGGTGACGGAGGACCAGGCCGCGAAGATCGGCGCCGCGGCCGGCAATGGGATCATCTCCACGTTGAACCGGCGGGGCATCCAGACAGCGGTGAGGCAGGTCTGATGGGCAACTACAACCCGAGCGTCCCGATCATCCTCGGGCAGGAATGGGTACCGATCCGCGACGAGGACCTGGTTTTCTCCCCGTCGATCAACGTCGTGGAGAAAGGCCACGGGTTCACCCTGTTGATGCCGCAGGTGTTGCAAGACGGCCGGTTCTACATCCACACCCCCGCCCCCGCGCTGACCTCCGACCAGGTCAACGTCGTGTCCGTCTACTCAGCCGGCACCGAGGCCGCGACCGGCCCCATCGAGTCGGTCATCATCCCCTGCAACTTCGGCGCCGTCACCGGAGACTCCATCACCTTCTCCGGAGCAACCGTCGCCGCGTCGCTCCTGGACCCCAGCGACTCCCTCGGCATCAACTCGACGTTCAGCGCCACATTCGACACGATCGGGCTGTGGTTCGCCACCAACTCCTACGCCGCCGCCCTCACCAACAAACGCATCGTCGGGGTCCGGTTCCTGTACACCGCCTACGCCGTCAACGACAACACCGGCGGCCCATTCATCAACAACCAAGGAACCGTCCCACCCACCTACTGCTACATCAACCGCGACAATGTGGTGGCCGGATTCCCCATCGACTACGGCCCCCTCAACGACACCCTCTACACCTCGAACCCGAATCAGGCACCATTCATCACCCCCCTCGGGCAGGTGTCGTTCGGCGACGTATCCCAATTTTGGTCCACCTCACCCGGCGACGAACGGCTCCCCTGGAAATACGCCGACCTGCAACGCTTCGAAGCATCCGCCGGGGCGACCCGTCTGCATGTCGAACTGCTCATCCAGATGCAGTCCAACGCCGGTGACCGGTTCTTCCTCGGCTACGCCGCCCTGCAGGTTTTCTACTGCGCAGAAACCCGCCTGGCCTACGGCGCCAAGCGGGTATCCAACAACCAGATCATCGGCGCGAACGCTGTCACCATGCGCACCGCCACCGCGAACACCCTCAACCCCGTCCTGGCCGCCGGCGACTACACCGTCACATTGGCCGCCGCCGACATCGGCGATTTGAACGCATCAACCGCCCGGATCAGCACCTACCCCGAACTGAACGCCTTGCGCGAGCTGTACGACATCCCCCCCCACCCCGGGCTCCAAGTCAACGTCACCACCACACCCGGCGACACGTTCACATCGGAGCAAACCCACATCCTGCCCCAACTATCCCTGCACGCCTCCGGCGGACCCCTGACCGAACCCCACGCCTACGGCCGCCAAGCCGCCGCCGAGGTCTACGGCGCTAACACCGCCACCCAAGAGATCTACGACGACGCGATCGGCGTTGCCACCGTCTTCCCCCAGGTGCGGTTCATCGCCCGCCGCTACGGCGACGACTCGGGCACCCTGACCATGACCGGCGGCGGGTCCCTCGGCGCATCGTCGGTGTCGATCACGTCGACCGACTTCGACGGCCTCCCCGAAATCATCGACGGCTGGAAAGAAATCACCCTCCGCTTCGACACCCCACCCACCATGGGGACCCTCGCCTCCCCCGAACCGTCGTGGACCTGGTCCGCCGCCGCGGCGATCGCCGGCACCCGCTGGGAGATCCTGGCCGCCTCCGCCCCCGCCCTGTCCGGCATCGCCAGCAACCTGTTCAACCTCGTCCCCTCCCCCCACCAGCTGTACACCGCCACCTACCAGCCGCCGGCCGGATCCACCGTCGAACTCACCTGGATGCCCCAAGGCGTCGCATCGCCCTATGTCACCGGCGCCACCGCCGACCAGGCCACCGACGCATTCCTGATCTTCTCCCAGGACCCGCCCACCATCACCGGCCTCGAGGTCACCCCCCAAACCCAGGTCGTCACCGGCATCGGCCTGGACTGCGGCACCGAACCCTGCTGCATCCCCACCGGCATCTCCTACCAACGCCTCACCTGGACCCCCACCACCCTGCCCGTGTCCGGGTTCGGTGCCTACGAGCTGCAACGCTTCGACGCGCACACCGACTGGCAGACCATCATGTCGGCGAGCTCGACATTGGTGACTGGGTTCAACGACTACGAGGCCCGCGTCGGGATCGCCTCCGTCTACCGCATCCGGGCTACCAACCTGTACGACTTCGCCGGGGCCTGGTCCACCCAGGTCACCGGAACTGTGGCGGCGCCGGGGGTGGCCGGTTGCGCCGTCGACGGCGGAACCCTGATCTTCACCACTAATGAAGACCAGACCGGCGCCTCCAATTTGGCCTACTCCCCCGCGTGGGAACGCTCGGCCGAGGAAACGTTCGACTTCCCCGAAGCCGACCAGGTCACCTTCCAACGCATGTACAACCGCGACGGGTCGACCGCCTTCCACGGCACCGAACGCGGACTGGAACACTTCACCCGGATCCTCGTCATTCAACAGGCCGCCATCGACCCCATCCGGCTGGCCAACCTGCGGTCCCTGCGCGACCTCGCCTGGGCCGACCTGTCCTACGTGTGCGTCCGCGACGACATCGGCGACCGGTGGCTGTCCAACATTCGCGTCCCCGGCGAAAACGTCCGCCAACGCGCCCTGTACCTGGCCACGGTCGACATCACCGAGGTCACCCAGACCGCATCCCCCGTCGACCCGGCGGCCTGACCATGACCCTGACCACCTACCCCATC